GGTTTGAGAATCTAATATCTCTTGTTGATACCCTTCAATAAGTTCTAACTTATATACAAAATTGTTTATTCTTTCTGTAGCGCTTGAAAAGTGTATGAAATTAGAAAAATTTGTGTAGTCTACGTTTATTTCTATGGCTTTATCATCGTAATAGCTTGACAGCTGTTGCATAGACGAAGACAGGTTGCTAGAAAATAAAGACGAGTAATTGTAGTATGGTGTAGTCTGCCCTTGTCTATCGTTAACTTTTATTTTACGATTAGGTCCTCTTAATGCGTTTTCGTCAATAGTTTGATCAGCTTCTATTTCAGTATCTATAGTGTATATTACCGAATCCGCTATTTTATCGCAAAGCCAAACCGTGTCTTTTACGTTTAGTTCTATTGGTAATGGCTCGTAAAGTTTTACTAATAGGTATGTTTGATTATTTTCATTTACAAGAGCAGCGTTATTGGCAATTGCTAGTCTATTTTGACCAAAGTTTAAATAAAAATCTACGAAATAATTTTTTTGTGCTACGTAAGCCTGAAAATCAGCAAAACCTCCACGTATAGCTTCGTTACTTATGTATTGACTACTAAGTTTTATTTCTTTTCTTGACGGAGATATTTGTTTTATCCAATAATAATTAATATTAGTTGAATTAAATAGCGGTTTTAAAAAATTGTATTGAAGATTGATTCTACCTCTATCTAATCCTAAAATACCCGCATCTAATTTTGGATCTAATTGTATTTTGTTTACTAAACCAGAAACTGGATTAATCGCGCCCTGTACTTGTTTGTATGTATTTACTGTTGCTAAATAGTCCAAATATTCGTTATTCTCTCCATAAGCAGTTACTTCTATTATGTCAACATTGGGATCTATTTCTGAATTTATATAACTGGAAACAATTAATGTTTCATCTTTATTATCGTACTGTTGATAATTAACCGTTTGACTGCCTCTATATATTTTTACTATTTCCATTATTGTACTATGTTATTTGCAGTTATAAAACTATTATTTAATTCTGTTAATTGAGATCTCAAAGAATTTATTTCTTCAATCAAAGCTTGTTTTTCCGCATCTATAACATTTGATCCCAAATACTGAGTACTTCTATTTACTAGATACTTGTGTGAGTTTAATTCGCCGTCTACAGGTATATCGAAAAACAATTCATCATATAACTCAAAAAATCTTTCAACTGTAACTGCTACTTCTGTAGTTTCTTCAATAGGGCTAACAAGCTCTGTAAACTCGGTATCAATTACAGATGTATAGGTATTTGTGCCTTTAACAAGCTTTATCAGACTAACCTCTTGAGTTGCCATTACCTAGCGATTTTAAAAATGTAATCGTTATCGTATACTACTGTTTCTCCAGAATATAACTCAGATTTTATTAATATTTTATAATATCTTTCTGGTTCTAATCCGTTCATGTGTAAATCGAAATAACTGCTAACTCCATCACAACTTACTTTTGTGTAATCTGTATCGTAATCTACAATTATATCGTTTGATTTTGCATCGATTAAAGACCAATACGATGAGGACGGCAATATTTTATTTGTCGTATATAATGAAGACGTGGTAAAAACTCTAGTAGGATACATATCTCTACAATTTATTCTAAACCTATAGTTTTCAGTATTGTTGTTATACAAATTTTTGTTATTAGCCATAGTAACAACTGAATACGAATTGTTTATCTGGGTCAAACTCCCAGTAACATAAACTGAATCATCCCAACGCAATTCTAAAGTAGGTGGATAGATAGTGTGCGTATCGTTACTATAATAATTCAATACTATGTAACTATTAGGATCATTTTCTATAGACGTCTCATGTTTTATTAAGAATCCATTGTTTGTATTAATATCGTTGAACCACGCAGTTACTATGTTTGTTACGTCTACTTCTATATCTTTGCTTGAATTATTATTGAAAGATTGAGTAGCGTACAAATTTGTCCAAGAGCCACCGCCTGACGTAAGATAGTATTGCGGATTAATCCAATTTGTAGAAGTATTTTCGTAAGAAGAAGTGCTAAACCAACAAACGCCATTTCTAACCTCAGGAGAATCAGCAAATTTACCTGTACCCATTTCCCAAGACTGAGAGACTTGTCTTACTTCTAAAGTGTAATTTTGGCTTAAGTTTTCTGCGTCGGCTATGTATAATTTTAAATAAGCTTTCCAAGATCCAATTGCTTTGCTTTGAAGAACCTGAAGATCTTGGTTAGAAAATTGAACTATAGACCTTCTAAGATCATCAGATAATATTGAACCAGAAGATGGTGTAAGACTATTGAATTGATCTGTAGTGTTTTTTACAGAAATTTCTAAAATCTCATCTAAACCAGCGTTCATCGAAGGGAATTTCGAATAAATACTAGCGTCTTGTGATGAAAATATTTTATATATTGCCATTTTTATATTATTATGATACTACTCTACCTTGAATGTCTATGTCTGGAAATTTTACCTCAAATATGCAAGGATCTAGCGAGGGATAAATGATGTCTTGTATCGTAGCTCCAGCTATATCGTAAACATATTTAGAATATCCAGCATTAACGTTGTTTATATTTGTTATAGTAATGTCTCTAACGGTTTGTACGCCTTCTATCTTATCTAATAATACATATATATCGTTTAGAATTATTGGCTCATTTATTTGCCAATTTGAAATATTAAAATAATTTTTTAATTCTGTTATGCATCTAGCAATTACGTCTTGTCCTATAAAATTAGGTCTAATTGTTATATCAAAATTACAACCTATATTTATTATGTATCCAGATTTTAAATTAATAGCATCAGTCATCATTCTATATTCAGACAAATAGGTTTGTATGTTTTTAAACAAAGCTTGTGTTGGTATAGCCATGTGACCGTTAGTATCTAGAGAGAGTAAGTACATAGTAACTAAAGCTTGATCTTTATTTGACGGATCCGCTTTTATATAGTTTGAAAATGTAGCATCGTCTTTTGTTACATAGGCTTTTGATACCTTTCCGTACTTTGAAGGCATCGATAGCACTTTTGATAGATAGTCATTTTGAGTAACAGCTCTATCTTGACTTAGAAATTCGTTTGCTATGTTATTTCTTAGTTCATCGATATTGTCTCCGTCTCCACCACCTTCTGCTGCTGTTGGATTGTTTGTAGCTACTGTGCTTATCTGACTTGTGTTTATACCTACGGCATTAACGTTGGATACTACTGTTAATTCGTTAGCCAATACGTTTGATTTTGCTCCTCCACCAACTAAATATGTGAAAGTTATAGTGGTATTTGATGGAGCCAAACCGTAAGTGGTAGTAGTTACAAAGTTAGTTGGGTCAAAAGCTGTATTAATAGTATCTGAGCCTGAAGTTAAACCTATTCCAACATTTGCTGGATTAGGTATAATAACGCTGTCTGCTACGCTATTTATTCCGGAACCAAACTCAACAACTAGACTTTCGTTGCTTGTAAACCTACTTGTGAATCTCCTATCTACTTTTACCTTTTCTAATATGTATGGAACTTGATTAGCGTCTTGTTGTAAATCTGGGTAATTTGCAGCTATGTTTGCTACAGGATTGTATATATAATTTTGAGCTAGGTAAGGAACTTCGTACCAATCATTACCAGAAGAGTCTTGAGCGCTTATAATGGAAATAATGTCAGTATCGTTAATAGTTACGCTTGCGAATCTTTGGGCTGAGCCAAACGTAAATGATTGAGTCTTAACAACGCCTGATATCGCAGTTGTTTTTTTCTTTAACAAATAGCTAATTGGTTCTCCTATGCCGTTTGTTTGATACACGGTTACATTTGTATCATCCATAGAAGAAGAAGTTCTAAAGTCTACTTTTTGTGAAACGTAGAAGGTTGTAGAACTATTTAAGTTTGACGTTACTACCATTCCTGGCGCTATAGTCAAAGCGTAATCAAAATCTGGATTCAATAAACCAAATCGTCTAATTGAAGGCACAACTTGAAATACATCTAAATCGACTATAGCTGCAGATGTAACTTTTGGTCTATATCCAAGAGTTTGTGCTAATGCAAATAGATTGTTTTTTTGTTTAGAATATTGTAAAAAAGTCTCTTGTATTTGATTATCTAAATAGTAAGAAAGAACGTCTCCAACGTAAGAAGCCATGTTTATAAACATACTGCCTGGTGAGGCTTGTGAAAAGTCGTTGTAAGACGTTGGAAAATAAGACTTAGCGTATTCTATCAAATCTGACTTAAATGTATCAAAATCTTTGTTTAAGTATTTTATGTCTGGTTTAGTTGCCATTCTTAGTTATCTATTTTTATAATTATAGAGTCGTTTTCGTTACTATTTTTAAGATTATAACTAAAGTTAATAACTATAGATGCGTTGTCTTCTTCTGGATCTATGTTTAATTGAGTTATATTTACATTTGGAAACGTAGACTGTACGCTAGAATATATATAATTTTCAATTTTTGTTATAGATTCGTCTGTTATTTGTTCGAATAGTAATGATCTTAAATTAGCACCAAAATTAGACACAAAAGGTGTCTCACGCCTATCGGTAAGCAAAAAATTTATTATGTTATATTTAGTTTGCTCTTTGGTCGTATATACACTAGTAAAAACGTTTTGAGCGTTAAATGGTATTTTTACGCCAATCGCAGTAGATGGACGCAAATC